ATTATAATTTTGAATTAATTCCTTTATTGCTTCCATTTCTATTTGAATTGATTTGAAATTTGATAAGGGGGGGGGGTGCAATCCCCCTAAAGCTTTCCTTTATCTGCTTTTCCCTTATGTGATAGTTATTAAATAGTTATGTGATTTTTACTTTGCTCTAAAGATCGGGCACATTGAATATTTTCCCAAAGCATAAATAAATTCTGCTCCATCATGAACATAAATTTTACATCTTTTTTGTTCACCATTTACTTTAACTGTGGCAGATTTATCAGTCCGGCTTAATACTTCAGCCTGAAAAATACATTCATAATCCCCGATTGATCTTGCAAATAAAGTTGTTCCGGCTTTGATGGTTTTTAAAGTATTCATTTCTTTAGATATTTAGAGTTTTTGTGATTGTTCCTGATTGATGATGTAAAAGTACAGCTTATTTCGTTACGTAACAAGCAAATGCAAAAAAAAAGTGAAATTATTTTCCAGTATAGCACCACCCTAAACCGGCAATGAATTCTGAATTATCAATAAATTCAATGGCTGCTGCTCTTGCATCTTTTTTAGTTGAAAAGAAATCTTCACCACCTTCAGTTGCTTCACCAAATTTTCCCCCCTTTACAATAAAATACCATTGAATTTCTGAAGTTTCTAAATCTTCAGAATCATTCTTTATTACTTTAATGCTGATCCCTTTATAGTATTCTGAATAATAACCTGCTGCAATCTTTTTCATGATCTTTTGTGTTTCTTGCTGTTTGATGATGTAAAGGTACAACAAAAATCTGAAGTTGCAAGCATACAACAAAAAAAACCTGAAATATTTTTCAGGTTTCTAAAGCTTCAATGATGGTATCAATCAAATCAAAATTCTTTGGATCAATCCATGTTTTTGCAATCTCTAATGTTAGGCTTTTCCCGTTTTGATTTGGTGAATGTGATGCAAATTTTCCTTCAGTTGGTTTTAATCCGGCATCATGAAGGCTGCATAAATTTTGATCATTAAGAAAAGCACATCCTGAATCAGTTTTTTCAGCTTGGATCATTGGAACAGGTTTTATGCCATGTAAAATTAAACCTGCCCAAAGTGTAGGCATTATCTTTTTTTTATGTCCTGCCTGAATCAGCTTTAAAATATCGAATGGAGTGCCTAAACAGGGGGCACGTTTGCACATATCCTTGCACCCCTTACAACTACATGAATTCTCCTTTTCTCCCGTTACAGCCAATATTTTAGCCGTTTCCAAAACTGAAGCTGCTTTAGAATTTTCTAAAGCAGCATTAATTTTATCTTTCATTTATTCTCTGTTCATTTTGTTTACAAAAATCCATGCTAAAAAACCGGCTTCATAAGATTCATTATCTTCATCATCTTCTAATGATTCATTTCCAGTTTCCTTCAAATATTGATCCTGATATTTTTGAAATGTTTTGATTGAAAGATTTTGAATGAATTCAATTATTTCATCTTCATTAGCAAGCTTTTCCATTATTTAATTCAATTGTTTTAAACGTTCATTTAAAAAATGAATTCTTTCAATCATTTGATTTTTAAATTTTTCCTTTACCATTTCAATTGCTCTTGTAATATCAGTATCTTGATAATAATGTAAAATGGCAATTTGGTTTCCCATATCATCAGCAGGAAAATATTGAATTCTATTTATTTCCTGTTCAGCAATTTCTTTTCCTCCCTCTTTCATTTTTTCTTCAGGCAAAGTTGTTATTTCAAAACCGTTTGCTGTGAATCCAATTATGGAAGTCATTATTTTTTTTTTCATATCAATTCATTTAAATAGCTATCGGAAATTCTTCTTTTGCAGGATCGTATTTTATTGATTTTGTGGTTTGTTTATTTCTGAAGTAATTCCAAGTTTTCAGAATCAAAGCTGTTTTATGGCTGAATTGCATCTTTAGAATGCTTACACGATCTTCAAGCAATCTTTGGCGTAAAGCATTGATTGTTTCATTTTCTATGTTCACACCCAATGTTAATTGCTCCATAAATGATTTGGCTGCATCAGGATCAATTGAATAGAAGTAAGAGTAAAAACCACCGATTAAAGAAGGCTGCATAATTTTGGCAAATTGCAGATACCAGTTATAAGTTGTGTTTGCAATCATTGACCAAAACAGTTCATCTTCTAAATATTGCTCCAAAAGTTTGTTGTTTGTCATTTTCTTATGGATGTTTTGCCCCCTTTGACTAAATCCGCTTTTCAGATCATTGCAGAATGAAATGATTGATGGCAAAGAACTTGCATATTTAATTCCCTTACTTGAAAAGGTATCTACTGCTGATCTTTTTGTTCCTGTATCAAGCACATCAAAAATATCTTCATCAAGTTCTGTTGCTAAAGCTAAATTGATAGAAACTTTTGCCTGAATTATTGCCATCAATCTTTGCTGACCATCCAAAATCCTGCCTGTTTTGGCTATTTTAATGCACTCTGCTGTTCCTTCTTTCCATTTGCCATTTTTCATTTCTTCGGCATAACGTTTTACTACAGGAATTTTCGGAACTCTGTTCTGAACATTCATTTCGAGCAAATCTTTTGCTCTTTCGGGTGTGATTAATTCAATTGAAAATTTCATTTTATTTAAGAGTTTGTATTATATCCGATTAAAGATAACAATTTGATTAAAATATTCAAATGATGTAATGGTAAAGATCGTTTTCTATTTAGGAAATATTGAAATGTTCCCCTACCAACACCGGCTTCTTTTTCAATGGCATTAACTGAAACAATTTTCTTTCTGCTTTCTGATTGCTCCCACCATTGCAGGATTTTTTCTGATTCTTCCATTAACCCATGAAATTATTTACATTTTCTAATAAATCTTTGATGTATTCTAAATCTCTGCAAACTCCATATTTCAGATTAGTATTTTCTTCTGTTTTAAATTCCTGATCTAATATTGTTAGCTTTTCAAAGATTTTTTTTAGCACTTCATTTATTTGGCTTCTTTCCTCTTGATATTTTTTTTCTAATTCCATTATTCAGCTTTAAGATTTTTAATCAATTTTATTATATCAATAATCTGATCATTAATTTCAAAATTAGCCATAATATAATCATCATTATATTTACAAAGTTCTTCAATTGCTTTATTCTGAAAAGCTAAAACCCCATTTATAAAATCCCCATTGCTTAAAATTGCTTCAGCTTTGGCTTTTTCCTGCCATGATTTATCTATTTCCATTATTCAGCTTTAAGATATTTTAAAATTTCCTTTGCTATTGTTAGTCCATGATTAGCAGGTGAACTACTCCAATCAGAATCTATTCTTTTTTGTATTTCTTGAATTGCTTTTTCTTGAAATTCAGAAACACCATTCATAAAAGCATGAAATTCAATTTGATATGTAGTTTCATAATCAGGACATATTTCTGAATATTTATCAGCTTTATCAATCCATGAACTATCTAATTTTTTAAAAGAATCCATTTTATTTGATTTTAACTAAATACCATTTGATTCCATCTGTATCAGTTTGTAACTGTTCGGCTGTTACCAAATCCATTTCCAAAAGCTTGTTTAATGTCCGGCTTGGAATGCTCTGATACTTATTTCTGTTGTTCAGGAAATATTGCATTCCTATTGATCCGGCTTCCTGAATTTCATTTAAAAACCATTCCTGATTTTCTGTAAGCCTATGCTTTTTTTCTTCTTTTGTGATCATTTCAATTAGATTTTATTAGAAGTAATCCATTCTAAAAATTCATCTGTATAATTTCCAATTTCAGGATCAACAATATGTTCATTTCCTGATTGCTCTTTATATTCAGCAATTAATTCAAAATAATCAGGCATATCTAAACCTTGTAATAAATCTTCAGCTTCTTCTTTTTTTGCAGTTATCATTTTTAGAGTTGTTTTAGTTTGATGATGTAATATTACAGTTTATTTTTTTATGATGCAAGTTTCCAACAAAAAATATTTGGGGGGGAATGATCCCCCCTTTTGATTATTTCAATTTTTCTTGATATTTTTTCTTTTTGCTGTTCCATTGCTTAATGTAATGCTTTAGAACTTTGATATTTTGAATGTGTTGTTCCTGCTTTTCTTTTAAATCTGAAGCAATCTTTGCTTCATAAGCTTCAGGTGTTTGGTATCTTTCTTTTGCTTGATCATTCAGCATTTCAAAAGTTGGTTTGCTTCCAAATTTTTCTTCCCACCATGCAAAGAATTCTGTTTCAATATCTGCTTCAGTTTTGGCTTCTTCTTCAGCTAATTTCTTTTCATCCCTTGCAATGATCCGATCAATTTGTTCAATTTCTTTTTGAATCCTTTGTTCTGCCTTCATTGCTTTTTCAACTGCTTTTACTTCTTCTAAAGCTTCATTTTTAATTTTTGATAGGTTTGTATCAACTAAATATCTGAAGTGTAGGCATTGGATGTTATAGCCCCCTGCATAAATCATCCGAGTATTGAAGGTGAATATTTTATCTTCTCTTTTGATTCTTGATTTAATTTCAATTGATCCATCTTTCCCTGTTTTCAATTCAAATGTTCCTACCAATTCATCAGAATTCAGAAGATAATTTCCGGCTGCTTTTACAAGATCAATTACTAAAGCAATCCGGTACATTTTTTCATCATAAGCTGTGAATCTTTCTTCAGCTTTCATTGCTGATTCTTTCCGGTTTTCAACCAATTTATTTAAAAATGGCTCTGCAATTGTTAAAACCTGATTTACAATTTTGTTTGAAGTTTTCATTGTGGTAGTTGTTATGGTTGTTGTTTTCTTTACTGTTCCTGTTTGATGATGTAAAGGTACAACAATTTTTTCATGATGCAAGCTTTCATCAAAAAAAAAGCAAAAAAAAACCGGATTCTTTTAAGAAATCCGGTTTTCAATAAGCAACCTCTAAATTATGCCAGTTCAGGTGTTGTCAATCTTTGCAGCTTTGCTAACTCTTTCTGATATTCATTTCTTTCATGCTCAAAATATAATGTCATATAAAAAACATCAGCAGGTACTTTCAGCATTTCACTATAAATCAACGGGTTACCTTCGCATTTAGTTGCTAAAGTAGCAAAGAAGCCAAACTTTGTGAAACGATCTAAACCGGCTGCAATTTCATTTTCATCAGGTTCATTGCTGATCAATGGCAGATATTTGGTATAAAATGAATTGATTTGCTCAATGATCTTTAAAACAGTTGCATAAATCTTTATAATGGATTCATTTTGGAATTCAACTGCTCTTACAAAAGCTAAATTTTCATCATATCTTTCATTTTCATAAATGGCATAAAGAAATGGTGCAGCTTCCCACAAAGGATAGAGTTTTAATAATTCATTTGATTTTTCAAGCTGACCAACTGAAGCAAATCCAACATTAAGATTTTCAGCAAAAGCCGGAAAAACTTCAGGAATATCACTATCAAGAAATGAAACTGCTTCAACCAAAAAATTATAGGATTCTAAAGGAATTGATTTAATTGTTTCCGGCTCTAAATCAAGTAATGCAGCAAATAATTCATTCCCTTGTTTTCCTTGCAATTCTGCAAACATTAATACAGAAATATCATTCCATGAAACCGGCAAATCTTTTATGAATTCCCCTTTATTAGTATTTAAATGCAGTTTCATTAATTATCGGAAGGCTTAATATTTACTTTAAATTCAATTCCATAATGCTCTATTAAAAAAGCAGTCAAAACAGCAACATCATCAGCACTAAAAATAAAGCTTAATACAGCCCCATCATATTTACTTTCAATGTAAAGTTCTTTACTATTATCACTTACTTCAAAGATCAATTCAGAAGCATCAGTAAAGAACTTTAATTGATCTTTCATTTTAATTAGTTTAAACTTAAAAATGAATTTACGATATTATCTATTTCAGTATAATTGGCAGATAAGTATTCAATATCAAAATCTAAATTTTTAAATCCATGAATATTAAAATAAATTTTGTATGCGTTTTTCAGAAGTTCTTTTTCTTCATAACAACACATACTCAAAATATTTCTTGTCATCAAAACTTGCATTTTTAATGCTTCTTTGCTCATGATTTTTTATTTTAAACTCTGTTCAAAATTTGTATCTGCAAATTTATGCTTTACTTTCTTAATATTCAAAGATTTTCTAATAAACTTTTTCTTTTTCCCTTTTTTGGGTGCAATAAAATATTGTTTTTGATTTTTAAGATTCACCATTAATTTATCAATTAATTCTTCAACCCATTCTATTGATCCTGCAATAACTTCCGGTGTTTGTACCTTGCTTTTCATGATTTTGATTCATTAAATTAAGTATTTTATTTATTTAATTTAGCCCGTTTTTTTATTTCGGTTTCAATTAAAGCAATTCCATCTGTAAATAATTGGTATCTAAAGTAATACAAATTTGTTTGCAAATCTTGATCTGAAGCCAAAGGAATTTTCTTTTTTAAATCTTCAATGTAATCTTCATACCTTACCATTTCAAATCATTTAAAAGATCACTAATATAATTCCTGATAATTTCAGCCTGTCTTTCATTATCATTTAAAACCAATTCATTTAAAAGTTCTTTCAGTTCAGGTAAAGTTAAAGAAGGGAGCAATTTTATTAATTCCTGATCTGTTCTTTGCTCTTGAAGCTTAATTTTTTCCTTTATGGTAGGCTTTGGAATTGCATCTGTTTCAGGAATTTTTGATAAATTTTCAGATAATTTATCAAATTCTTTTTTGATGTGATCCGGCATTGGTATTACTTCAGCAGGATTTTTCTTTTCAATCTGTTTAAAATTTGCAGCTTGATTATATCCCTGCAATTCCCTTTGCTGCCAAAAAAACTGTTCATCATAAATTTTAAACCATCCTGAAATCACTTCAACATCTAATCGAGCATAATTTTTACCTAATTTTCCTGTCATTCCCTGACTGAAAATATAAATGAATTCATCAAATTTAAATTTCCAGTATTCTTTTTTAAGATAATTGGCTAAATAATGAATCTGAACCACGCTCAATTTTTTATCCTTTGGCAGATTAAACATTTCATTTACAACTGTTAATGCCATTCTAATAGCATTAATCAAATCTTTTTCATTGGTTTTATTCAAACTGCTGATCTGTGGTGAATTTAAAGCAGTTTGTGGAGTGATATTAGATTGGATTGATAAATATTCACTTGGATCAAATTTTTTGCCAGTAGGAAGCAAAGCATTAAAGGCATCAGATTTTATTGCCTGAATAGATAAACCTTGATTTGTTTTTTGTAGTCCTGAATTATTCATTATTTAAACTTTCAAAAACTGCTTGCATTCTTTCTAAACTTTCCCTTCCCATTTCACAGCTACTTTCAAAACCGGCTTTTAAATTATCATTGAAATCATTGCTTTTTACAATTGTATTTTGATGATCTTTTAATTCAAATAAACCTTTCCAACCATTATTGATTGAACGGTGAATGATTTTTATTGCAACTTCTTCTGATTCTTTTGAATATTTAGCTAAATCATTCAAAGCTTGTTGCTGTCCTCTTACAGTTTGGTAATTGTTTCTGATTTTTTTCTTAAAATCAATCCATTCCTCCCACGCCAAAGCAAATTCATCAGAATCAAAAGGTAAGATCACAATATAATTGCCTTGTAAAGCAACTATTCTTTGCCGTAGCTTCTTTTTCTCCGGTTCTTCAGTAGTTTCCTTCAGTTGGGCTTTAAGTTCGTTTATATCGAATGTTACACGGTCGTTTATTTCTTCTGCTGATAAAACCTGTGTTGCAGCCCCCCCCTGTGCAATTTTTTTTGTTTGGCTTGCAGGATCGAAATTTTTACCGGCTTCAATTTCAGCTAAAATTTTATTTTCAATTTCTTCAGCAACTTGAAAATCAATTTCAGAAACCGTTTCTTCATCTTCATTTTTTGAAACAGGAAAATCTATTTCCAAAGTAGAAGAAGGCGAAGCCATTTTTTTTCCTTCTTCTTCTTTTTTAAAAGTTTCATTGTTTAAAGGTTTTAAACTATTAGTGTTTAATGGTTTATTTATGTTGCACGTGCATTCGCTGTTTTTGATAGGGCAATTGCATTTGCTATTGCAAGTGCTTTCTATGTTTTTGATAGGGCAAATTTCTGCTTCATCATTTGCTTCATCATTTTTTGATAGGGCAATTTCAGGTGCTTTATCAATAATTGATATAGCTTTATCAAGTGCTTTTACTTTTGCTCTATCAATTATTGATAGGGCAATTACAGAACTTGTATATTGATTTATTGATTTTCGTTTCATTTCTACAAAACCAAATTCAATTAATTCATCAAAAGCTTTCTTATAAGTATTATAAGAAGCTATGCTGCAAGCTGCCATACATTGTGTAGCAGGACTTGAAAACTCTGTAACCCAACCCAACCTATTATTTAATTCAACCAACCATAAATAAATAATGCCATGAATAGGTTTAGTTTTGGCAGGATTTTCAAAAACAAAATCAAACCATTGTCGGGTTAAAGTATAGCCATCCATAAATTTATATTAAGATCATTTTAATAATTTATTTACTTACTTTTTTATATCTTTGTGTAATAAATCAATACCAAAGTTACCACATTATTTAATATTAAAAAAATGGCAACAAATAAAGTAAACAAAAGAAGAACTTCATTTGCTCTTTCCCCTAATGCTTTAGACCTTCTGAAAGCCTATTCTGAAATAAAAGGAATCAGTATGGCTTCCAGTCTTGAAATGTTCATCAGGGAAAAGGCTGCTATTGTTCAAAATACGCAAATGTGCTTACCCTATAGAGCATCTTAAATTCAATCCATTTAAAAAAAACCGGCTTCCATTACCTGAAGCCGGTTTTTTTATGCTCAAAATGGCGGTTCTTCTTCTTTTGGCTGTTCCTGTGATTGGCTTTCCCGATCTGCAATCACGCTTTTCAATGATTCAATAGCTTGAATTGCTCTTTCTGAAGTTAGTTTATTGATATTCAGAAGCATTTTAGTTTTTTCCTGTCTTGTGATCAGCAAATGATTCAAAAGCCGGATCATTTCCTCTTTCTGAAGGCTTGTAATTGAATTTGCAACTGCTGTTTCAATCTGTTCTTCAAATTCTGAAGGTGTTTCAGTTCTTACAGCTTGCATTTGTGCCGGTGCTACTGCATTAGGTCGGGCAATATTGGCTATTGGTTCTTGCTTTGGCTGTTGTTGCTGCTGTGGCTGTTGTTTAGCCCCTCCCCTATCGGCATTATCAATATCATCTTCATCTGTAGCAATGTGAAAATATTTCAAAAGGAAATATCTTTCTGCATAAGTCAATGCTGATCCAACTCCTTTATCCCAACTGTTTTGCCCATTCGCGCCAAACAAATTTTCATCTTTTTCACCCGTTTCACAGTCTACCCATGTGAAACGCATCATTACTTTTGAATTCATTTCAGAAACTACATTGCTTTTTCCTGCATAATCCTGCCTTGTGTTTTCAATTGAAATGATTTCTTGTTTTAGAAGCAATCCATGCTCGTTCATTAATGGCTTGATGTGTTCCAGTACTTTATCCCCCGTTACATAGGAATAATTAAAGCTTTTTTTATCCTTTGCAAGTCCAACAATAGCTTTTTGTATACAAAGAAGTTTCTGATAAATGTTTAATCCGGTTGCTGATTCTGATTTCTTCATTTCAATTCATTTTTATTTTTAGAGTTGGTTTTAGTTTTGCGCTTGAATCTTGATTTGCTTGATTATATCCGGCAATTTCCCGATTAAGCGAATAGTTGGAACAGGTTGCATAGTTTGTTGTTTATATCCGTTGTTTAGCCCGTAGGTTTAATTGGTTTTCCCGTTCTTCAATTGCTTCATGTAAAATTTTATCTGCTTTTTTCATTTCATCAAGCATATCAGCTAAAATTTCAATTCTAAGCAGATTCAGATTTTTTTTATTAGTCAAATCTTCTATTTCCCCTGAAATAGTTTGTGCTGATTTTTCGTGTAAACTCATGATGAAGGATTAAATTATGTGGTGTTTCTCTTTCAGATAGGCAATTCTTGCTTTTGCTCTTACAGGATCAGTTTGCATTGCCAGTTCTTCAATTGCCCACCATATTTTTTTGCTCTTGATATTTTCATCATTCACGCAATTAGATATGTTTGGTCGGGTGCAGCCTGTCATTTTGTGGATGGTAGGTAAAAAGCCATTTGGCATTAATTGCCGGATCGGTGTTGTTTCTTCGTTACTCATGTACTTTGTTATAGTTGTTCTTATTTCCTTATGTGGTAATGATGAAACAAAGATACGATAATAATAATAATAGGGTTACAAAAACTTCAACTTTTTTTTTCTGAATTTTTAACGGTAGGGGAGGGGATGCAGTTTTTGCCGGTTCGGTAGGGGAGGGGTAAAAAAAAAAGTAACCGATTGCAATCGGTTACTTTTTAAGCCACAAAAAAACCGGCTCAAAAAACCGGCTCTTTCAACTCTAAATAAAAATGATTCACAAAAGTAAGCCTTCAGGATTGAAGGAAAAAATCTATTTGGAATGAATCCATTTTAAATATCATCAATGCTTCTTCTGATCAGGAAGTGATTCAAGCTTTCATAGTTCAAAGAATCCATCAGGAACTTCATATTTTTTTCTGTCTTGATCCTGATTGAATCTGAATGCTGTTTTTCCTGCTGAAGCTTTATCATTTCCGGCTTGCATTGTTTCTTGCCTGTATGCACTCCTAAATAATAAGCCATTGTTGCAAAAACAGCAACCAAAAAAATAACCATTATAAAAATTCGCGGTTGATTTTCAGTTCCTTCCATAGTTATATCAGTTATTATTTTAGTCCTATAAATTACATTATGATAAACAGAATCATTTACCTGATCTTTATGATCCATTCCCCAAAAACCAGTTCAAAGAATATCCATGCAACTAACGCTGCCCCTGCTAATACTAAAAACCAAAAATGATAGAATCTATTGAAATCCTGTGGCGTTTTATGAAAATTGTATGCCCACTTCCTAATTTTCCTGTCAAATCGTTTTGCATCCTTTGAACTTGAAACATACCAACTATGCAATCCCCTTGCTTCATTTAGCTTTCTTGTATAGTTAAAGCCAAAAGCAGCAGGAAAATAAACGAAATAGAATAAAGCAAACCACCTATGAAAACCGGCAAAGTAAAACAAGCCGGTTGAAATCACCACCACAAAAAAGATTGCTGTAATGGATCGTTTTATTAGATCAAAACCATGCAAAGGATTTACATTTGGGTTTCTTGATCCGAGAAATGCAAATTTTACTGCATCATGTTTTGCTTCAAACTCTCCAAAGTAATAAGGAAAATAAAATCCAAACCCTATCAGCATACAGGAAACCAATATTTTTATAAATGGATTCATTTAAAAGGAGTTTCTGAAGTTAAATAAAGGCTGAAACCGGCTAAAATAGTGCCCCCTATACCATAATACCATGATCCTAACTGAATTACATCTGTTTCATTATGCCATTCCTTTAAGGCAAATATTCCCCACCCCAAAAGCAGATAAATTAACCATTTTGGAATCTTTCCAACATTGCCGATAAACAGGAAATTTATCATACTCGCTTAATTTTTAAATGGATCAGATAATATCTTGAAGCATTAATGATTTTGCCGGTATCTAATAAAATTTGAAACCTGCCTGAACTCCAAATTCTTTTAATAATTCCCAAAATTGGCTTCTCTCCTATTATTTTCTGAAATGCTACCCGATCATTAGGTAAAAAAAGTGTTTCTTCATTAGGCATTTCACTACACATTACATTCATATTCATTTATTTAGGCAATCATCAAGTTTTTCCAATCCATAATTTACAATGATATTTATTAGCAATTCTGCATATTTAGGATCGGTTGCATATCCGGCTTTCTGCAATGCTCTTGCCTGATCTTGTGGTGTAGCTGCTGAAAATACTCCGGCTTTCTTATATCTTGTGTTTTGCTGCAAAAAGTTGTTCCTATCTTTGAAGCATTCCAACGGCGTTGAATAATGCCTGAAATAATCTACTATCATTTGTTCAACTCCATGAATTACTTCCCTTGTGATAAACTTTTTGCTTAATCCATGCCATTCATCAGAAGGCGAATCTTTTATTCCGAAAAAATTATTGCATTCCTTTGCCAATTTGCTTTCACCGGCTTTGTATTCTGATCCAACTTTTCCTGTACTTTCTAAAATTGCTTGTGCCATCATTAAGGAAGGAAATAAACCTGTTCCTTTGCAAGCTATTATGATTGCTTCTTTGAATAGCTTTATAAAATCAACTCTGCTTTGGTTCATCTTCTGTAGGTTTTAAAGTTTCCTGTTCAATTACTTTTTCTGTCTTGATATTATCTTGCTGTAAAGAATCAACAATTGAATCCCCTATTTTAGAACGCATTAGATTTAAAATTGCCATCTTCAGGAATTTAGCTAATCCCCCTGATTGCAGTTTTAATAAACTCATGTGATAAATAATTTGCCTTAATTTATTTGTCATGTACCATCCAAATAAAATATCTGCTAATGGTTCATAATAGTAATACAAATGAATTGAAGTAGTAATGATTGCCATTATTAAAAGATCAGCAGCCATTATTGCAAATGTTCTTTGGAACTTCTGAAATGAAAAGGATTCTTTTTTAATGTTCTTACTTACTAAATATCCATAATAGGCATTAATTAAAGTCATTGATAAAATCAATGCTGCTCCCACAGGGGGATTCCAAACCCATTCTGAAAACCATGTTAAAGAAGCTATTCCGATTGATCCAAATAGCTGAAGCGAAAAAAAAGGGATTAAACTTAAACCTAAAGCGGTTTTTGCATAATCCCAAAATCCTAAAAATCCGAACGTTCTAAACATAAAACGCTCAAACTCAATTATTTTTGCTTTTATTTTATTTAATCTGCTTTGCATCCTATTCCTACGTTATTCAGGAAAATCTTTAGGAACAAAACGCCACCAGTTCGGCAATTGCCTGACTAAAGCAGAAAATTCAAAGCAGAATAAACGTTTTCCTGCCTTTTCTTCTGTTCTGCCTAACCATTTGCCAGTTTTCTGATAAATGCCCATGTAAAGCAGTACAGAAGCTAAATCATATCGGGTTGCTTGGCTCTGAAAATGTCGGGTTATCATATCATCTTGAACAAAGCATTCTGAAATGGCAAAATCATTTAATGCCCTGCTTTCGTGCCAAAAATCAAACCGTTTAGGACGGATCACATCCCCAACATTGGCTTCAACAATAAACATTTCACCATTGATCCAAAAAAGAACGGCTGTATGATTCCAGTATGATTTTAATACTGATCTAATTACAGCAGCTTCATTATCTTTTGGAGTATGGCAAAAAATAGTTGTTCCAGTTTTGCAAGTCTGAAGCCTTCTTTTTAAATCATTTGAATAAACAATTTCCATTATTGATTTTTTGCTCCTACATGAATAATCAGCATTGTTGGCATTTCAGCAGCATCAGAAGAAACCAAAATCCTGTAATTTCCTTCTGATAAATCGGTGAATTCCCCTGTAGTATTTGAAATCTCTGTTCCTAAAATTTGGAAGGTAGGATTGCCGATAATATCAACCGGAATTACTTTGATTTTACCATCATTATTTGATTGGCTTGCATTCAAAAGTTGTTCTTCAGGTTCAGTTGCCGGTTTTACTGAATAAGTAACCCCTGAAATCTCAAAATCTGCTGTAATAGGGGGATAAAAATTCCCGTTTTCAGGTGAAAAACAAAGAACCCCAAATAAGACATACAACAAACCGTTTACACTCATTTGGTCGGTTTTCAATCCTATTTTTTCAGCAGGAATATTGTAAAAATATGCTGCTGATTCTTGCTCTGTAGCATTAAAAGACTGTAAAACATCCTGATTATAAACTATTCCTTCAGAATCCTTTATAAATTTGTTATAAAATACAATTACTTCCTGATTGCTTTTGGAACTCTTGTTGCCATCAATCCGAAATTCTTTTATAACTCCATTTTGAGTATATTTTATAAATGCCTGTTCATTTTCATCACCGGCAGAAACTTCAATTGAAAGTCCTTTAAATGGAAAAGTATTTGTTTCTATTGCCATAGCTGTATTTTTAAATTATAAGGCTGCTATTTCTGTACTATTTAATGCCCTTGAATATATTTTTGCTCTTTTAAAACCACCTTCCAAAGCATAATTTGTTCCAAGTGATTCTAATCCAATGGTATTGCCATTTGTATTACTTATAGGAATTGCAGTTGTAAATGATGAATTACTACCTAATAAAATTCCATTCAAATAGCATGATAAAATATTTCCTGATCTTGTGTAAACCAATTTGTAATTAGTATTTATAGCTAAATTATTAACCATCACGGTTAAAATTACAGTTCCATTTGAATAGAAATTAATCGGCTGTGGTGAAGTTCCATCAGTTATATGCATCAGTATTGTATAATCTCCTGTCTGATAATTACCTTTTCCGATAATTGCACACCAATCACGCGGTGCAGACCTATAATTTGCAATTTTAAATTCTATTAATAATGTAAAATCTCTTTTTCCGGTAATGTATGGAGCATCATTTAATTTTATGCCCTGATTATTATTTCCAGTAAAAGTCAAATATCCCCCTGAAAGAATTGGTAATAAACCAATTAATAAAGCATTTCTTTTATAAGAACTTGAATCAGGTAAAACATTCCCATTTACATAATCACTCGCATTCAATTCTAAAACTACTTCATTGCTTGCAGGAATATTAATCACACGTTGTTCAACTACAGAAGAATCGGGATTGAAATTACCTACATATTGTGGCGTAGTTGCTCTATTTAAACCATCATTCCAAATATCACCATGAAAACCGTTTGGGCTGCTATCCTGAACGTTTCCATTTATAAATCTATAATCTACTATCAGATTATTTTGCGCTGCTGTAGTATTGTTTATAATGTCTGAAATAGGCAATGAAGAATTCCAAATTGTTGCTTGTGAAAAAATAGCTTCAAGCGGAAAAGTTCCGGTCGAATATCCCCCAAAAGTTGCAGGTGTTGCCCATGCTACTGCTGTTCCTGCATAACTATTATTTATGTAAGCTGCTCCATCAATTGAAAGCTTAACTGTATTTCCTTGCCTTGAATAAATTATATCATACCAATGAAATCTTTTTGCTGCTTCATAACTCCATGAACCCCAACCAACACCATTAACCGTACCTTGATAAATTCTAAAATTACCTCCTTCAATATCCAAAAGCCATTGAATATTATTTTCACTCCCACCACCTTTTGATACAATTACTCCATCTAAACTATTTCCTATTAAAATAAATTTTACTCTAATTGTAAAATCGTTTGCCGTTTGTAAAACAGGAATAATAGGGCAAGCGACAAATTTAGAATAAGCTAATCCTGTTCTAATAGCTTTACCCCTATTTGATGATACTATTAACCGATTATTGCTGATTAAATAAGACATATTAATCACATTTAATTCTTACAGGAATATTATCAGCTATAAACCGATATAAATAAAGACCATCAAACCATTCATCTAATTGATTATTGCCAGTTAAAGCAGTTCCAATGTAATAACTTGCATTTGTTGAAGTTGCTGCACTCCAATTAGCCGGATTTTGCAATAAAATTTGCTGATCAGGTGCAACATTTGTAGTTATTGTTTCACTCGAAATTAAATGTTGAATCTTTGTCATGATCTAAGCTATTTTTTCCGGTTGTAAATGTCCTGTATTATCAATCCCGTTTATCCATAGTGAACCATCTGCTGAAGTATAGGCTATTGTTTCATTAGTTAATGATAAAGGGAATGTCTTGTTTGTGATTGAAACATTGGATATAACGCCATTAAATACAACTGCTGTACTTGCCATCTGCATTCCTGAAACCGGCTTATTAAAAACGCAATTATTTAGGTTTAAAGGAATGGCAACCGTTCCCCCCCCAAAATCATTATTGAAAGTGTTTCTGCTGCTGTTTATTGCAAATGTAGTTCCGGCTGCAAATACTCCTTTAATTGAATTGAATTGAAACCCATCCGGCAAATTCATGTTGGTTTGCATTCCATTGATTAAATTCTGCTGAACGTTATTACCAATTACAGAATTCCCTAATGCAGTTCCATTTAAATTAGTTACTGTATTATGCTTAAAACCATTACCTATGCTTACTGTACTGATCCTTGCACCAAATCTGTTATATTCACAAATAGTACCACATTGAAGCAAATATAATTCTTCAGTTTTATTGCTTTTCCAACCAAAACCAAAATTGCATTGGTAACTTGATCCCCTCATTTCATTTGCAGAAGTTTGTACTTCAAATGAATTTTGAAAAATAAGTCCTTCAAATTCATTGTATTGAGTTTCAGGATTAAAAATGTTATAGGTACAACTTGCAGCAAAGAAATTTCTATTTATAGTACCAAAACCACCCGAACGAACTAATACAAAATGATTAAACGAAAAATTATTATCACATAAATTATAAATAAATCCCCCTTGTATTATATTACCTGTGCATAATTTCCCAAAGCTATTACCATAAATCTCACCATTGTTGAAAGTCATATTGGTACAATTCAAATCAAATGAATTATCATGAAATGAATTGCCATCACCGGCAGAATTTGCAGGACTTACTCCATTTATTGAATTATCGGTGAAAATTATATTGTTATAAGTTGAAGCAAAACCTATTGAAATATTTCGCATTGCTCCCCCCCCACTTCCGGCAATGTTTGTATTAAAAGTATAGGAATCTTGAAAATCAGAAGCTAAAGCCGGAATAGTTGCAAATCCTAAAGGAAAATTATTTGGGCTTGTGCTTAAATACAAACTTCTACTTGGTACTAATACTTTCAACCAATTTGGATCGGTTTTTACTGCCCATTCTGTTGTTGAAGCAGTACCGGAATAAGCTGCTAAATTAGGATCATTCCCTACATTTGAATTATTGCCAAATTTCTTTGAAACATAAACGCCACCATCAGAAGCTAAAACGGCTGCACCTCTTGAATAAGTAGTTCCGGCTGACCAAACAGGGGGATTTGCTTTCCATCTTCTGAATTTGACATTTCGCCAATCATAATAGGTTTCTAATCCTTTTATAGTATCTTTTCTGTAGGTAATTTTTCCCCTTCGTTCCGTTATACCATCTTCACAAAGCACATTATTAAAATCAAATTGAATTATATCCTGCGGAAATAAAGGTGAATAAACTACAGGTGCAAATGCTGAAGAAGTAACTGCTAAAAGAATTAATTCTTCAACTCCTTCAGATAAATTTTTAGTCCATGAAGCTGCATTTGCATAAACTGTTCCCTGAACATTTAAAGCAGTTGTATTTGGAATTGTATGAATGGTTTGATTATCTGTAATTTTATAGAATTGCCCCTGAATAAGCTTTCCGTTATTTTTTAAAGTAGCAATATTTGCATAAGTATCAGCAACCGGAATCAGATCAATATTTATATTTCCGGCTGCATTTGGATTTGAAGGTGTGCCGGAATTTATACTAATTGATTTAACTGTTCCGGTTGCTGCTGTTTCTATTGTTCCATCCTGAACATCTGCATCCTGAACAAATAAATAATTAGGGGAAATTATAGGACGCAAAGCATCTTCATAAACATTTACCTCATCACCTGCCAATCTTAAATAAAAAGGATTATTAGTATCAGTATAATCTATTACAATAGCATCTAAACGATGTTTTCCTTCACTTGCATACGGTAAAGAAAAATCATCCTGCGGAACAATGATAATATTTCCGTTTACATTGATCTTTCCCTCTCCTATGTAATAGATATTTCCTACAATATTACTTGAAGGTACTTCAACCCATGAAACCCCTGAAGGCAAAGCAGGTGCATCTTGAAATCCTACCTGCGAAACAAAGGAATCTCTAATATCAGTTGCAAAATCTCTCATTCTTGCTTCTGAAATCAATCCTTTTGTATTATTCAGGAATAAGGATTGCCATTTAGTATAGAAATCCGCTTTGGTTAATTGTGCCATTATCTCTATATTTATTTTTTGCAACTCCTATTCCAAATCTGCCTTTTCTGCCTGATTCCGGTTTACATTCATCTATTGCAGGAAGGTATTCATATTTCCTCAAATAGGTGAATAGATCGTTTTCAGCCATGATCAAATCAGTTCTGTTTGAATTGATTAAATCTTTCCTTCTCTGATCCGAAATTGGCACAAACCGTTCCCCTGTTTGCTGTGTCAATCCTGCCTGTGCAACATCAATTCCATGAACAGTTAAAAAATAATCGTAGGTTTTGAAGATCAAATACCGCTTTAAAGCCAAATGAAAAACAGTATAAACCGGCTCAATTACCCATTCTTCAGAAGTTTCAGAAGGTAAAGCAGGATCATCTATTAATGCTCTGTAAATTGTGCCGTTATACTCCCAAAATGAACCCGAAACAATTGCTGAATCAGGTGTATAAATACCAAATTCAAAAGCAACGGAATCTAAAAACTGATCATAATTTCCATTTGCTAAAGTTGGAAGTGTTCTTTCAGCCTTTAAAATGAATGGATTTATATCAGCATCAGCAATGTTTGTAGAAAACTTTACAAGCTTTGCAATATCGTATTTATCTATCAGCATAATTTTAGGAAAATTTTTGAATTACAGCCTGTTTTTCAGCATCATTCATGTACGGGAGCAATTCAACCGGAATAGTTTCTAATGGATTTTTGATTGATAGATACCAATAATCTTTTGCTACCTGTGGAAATAGTAATTGGAAGGTACGGGCAATCTGATTCTGCATTACATTTATATCATTCTGAAATAATTGAATTGAATTCAAAATTTCTCTGCTTTGACTTAATGCACCGGCTGTAAGGAAATTGCAAAGGATTGCCGGAACTCCAAAATGCCTACAAACCGCCCTGCCTATAGTATCACGTTTCACATCTAAAGAAAGTAATGCTTTGGTGTTATCCCATGCAATTAGATTTGGCTTATAGTTTCCAGTTAAAACAACTGCCTGACTGCGGTTTTCTTTATCAGTAAGATCATTTACATCATCAACTAAATAATCAAATTCAGTTTTTCCGTTTTCATCTTGTTTTGTTGTATCAACATTGCCTTCAAAATGCACTATTACAGGCGGTGTAAAGTTGTTTTCTAAGTTATCCAAATCAGTTATGGCAATTTCTGTATCTGAATAAATATCCTTTGCCCCTGCTAAAGTCCAAAAGCTAGGCAAAGGATAGTCTGAAGATCGGGCTGTTTTCCTGTAGACAAAAAGTAATTGACCTGATTGAGCATAAGTTGTATTACCGGCTGCATCAGGCTTTGCATTATTTACGATTTCATCAAACATATTTGAAACCACTACAGGATCATTATTGAACGGCTGCATGATTTCATCATATTGACGTTTAAAAAACTTTGTTCCTCTTGTATGATTCACTACAAATCTGCCATCCTCTAATTTTCTGACATACTGCAAAGGAACATGATAAACTTCAGCAACTTCAAATGCTAAATTATATTTCACTCTTAAAGCAAAACCACGCCATAAAGCAAAATCAGGGGAAATTTCATTTAATAAATCTTCAGAAGTTTGTTTTGGATTTACTTTAAAGTTTGCAGCCAATTCATTTATAAATCCATCAGCTTGAATGTAATAATCAAGCTTTTCCCAACACGCGGTAGCTGTTCCTGAATCCATAACAGCTTCTAAAATCTTATGTGGCAATTTATCATCATTGCCCCACGCAATTTGTTTTATTGCTGCATTTTTAGCTGTATCAGGATAAACCGAAACAAGCCCATTCAAAGCATTTGTACGCTGTGAACGGGCTTGCTTGTTTACCGCTTTACTTTTACGAATTGAAGCCATAAGTAAAGAGCAATTAAAGGTTTAAAGGTAGTTCAGGATCAAAGCAGGAAGTTTATTCTTCCGGTTTTATATCTTCGTGCTTTTCCGGCTCTACATTGAGCATTTTACCTTCTTCTTTTGAAGCCTGTTCTTCAGCTTTTGACGGTCTGCCACGCTTACCGGCTTTCTGTTCTTCAGGTGCAATTTCTGCTTCAGCTTTTGCTTCTACTTCTTCAATATTGTGGGCAAAATCAGGATTTTCTAAAATGCGTTTTGCTTTTGCATCTGTCAAATTATCTTCTGTAATGGTTTCTGTTTTACCATCCCGAATTAAAACAATTTCAGTTACACCATTTTTTTTTGCTTCTTTGGAAAATCTGTAATTTCCTTTGTGCTTTGCCATTTCTTTAGCTTTTTTAGTTTGATAATATTTTAGTTTTAAATCATAATAAACGGCATCCATCTTACTTTTGCAGGTTAAGCAATACCATTTTTCCGGCTTATCCCCTATTAGAATTTTATGCAGATCAATCAGTAAATTATTATCTGCATTCCTTCTAGGTGCATAAATCAATTCATTTACTTTCTGCTCTGCTTTATAATAATCCATTTAATTAGGGTAAAAGTTTTTGATCTAAATAAATGATTTCATCAGCTACTTCATCAGCAAAGTTTGTATAAACCGGCATTTTTGATTCATCTGCTGTGAAGGTTAAAACCATTGATGAACCACCATCAGAAGCAGCATCAACGGCATAAGTTCCGGCTGTGATACTCATTCCTTCAGCCGGAACATCTTCAGCCCCTACTAAACCAAATGCTTCAAACCGTCCATATTTGTTTTGCAGGATCACAAAAAGATCATCTGCCTGAACTAATAATTCAATGGCATCTTTTTCCGGCTGTGTATCGAAGTAGGCAACAAAATTTACTGTTTGTGTATACATTGTTGCATTCTCATTCTGCTTTATTGCTGTACTATGGCTGTTCTTTAATTTCTTGCCAGTTAAAGCATATAAATACATAGAAGATTTTAATGTCAATGTTTTGATGTTTCCATCTGCATCACGGGTAAAACCTGATAATTCAGAAAGTGAACCAACATACATTGTACGATCAACCCCCCCGATACGCTTCAAAGCGCATCGGGAAGGATTCAGGTCAATCATTCCGGTTAAACCGGCTTGTGGGCATATTGCTCTCATGCTGCTTTTCTCCTTTCTAAAGTGAATTAATAAGCCACACTAAACAATTGCCCCCAACCTAATGAAACACCCAATTTGTAGTTTACGCGCATCAGATTCATTTCTTCTTTTTCTTCATACCAAAATTTGATAGTAGTAAAATCAGATTCTAAATCTGTAGCTACTGTGATATTGTTTTTGGCTGTGTAATAAATCCTGTGGGGATTTGCTCCGGCAAAATCGGCTGCTACATAACGATCAACTTCATCTTCAGGAACTACCTCAACGCCAAAGTGCATCAAAGTTTTAGTTCCGTTTTGGGCTAAACTCCATGAACTTTCTAAAGCATTGTTTGAAGATAAATACTGCAAATAGGCATTGTAAACAGAACGCGTTACAACTTTGATGGTATCTTGTGCAGGTGTTGATTGAAGTTCAATAGGTGCGCCAAAATGAACCCCTAATAAA